TGGTGATTCAACCGGAGTGAATGCAATGAATTTGGCTTCGAGCCCGGGATTTCCATGGTTGGCTGAGAAGCTTGGCCCTGGGAAAACTGGCTTGATAACAAATGATTTGGAAGGACATTATGAGATGACGCCCAAACTTGAGAAAGAAGTGGTTCGACAATTGAATATGCTTGCGAATGGAACTCGACCTCATAATTGGTGGTTGGACTGCATGAAAGTAGAAAGACGGCCAATTGAGAAGATAAAGACTGCAAGAACTAGATTGTTTACGATTGCTCCTGCGCATGTGACCGTTGTTCAGAGAATTTTATTCATTGACTTCATAAATGCGTTTCAGAGAAACTGTTTGAAAAGCTTTAGTGCTGTAGGAATGGACTGTGAATCTTATGATTGGGAAAGAATGTGGAAAAGATGCGAAGCTGTTTCATCAGAAGGATTTGATGGCGACTTTGGATGTTATGACGGCACTCTTCAACCGGAGTGTATCCACGAATCAGTTGAAGGAATTTCTGATTGGTATGATGATAATTTGGAAGATGGAATTAAGATCGTGATTGGAGGAAAGTTGTATCATTTTGATGCTGCAACCTGCCGAAAGATGCGAAGATTGATTGCTGACGAGATAATTCACACTTATCAAATAGTGATGAATTTAGGTTATCAAACCCATCAAGGAATGCCTTCTGGCTGCTCGTTGACTGTGATTTTGAACTCAATGGTTAATATGATATATCTTGGAACTGCGTTTTATTCACTTGTGAAGGAACTAAAACCAAGGTTATTTTCAACCAACGTATGCCCAACTGTATACGGAGACGACAATATGAACACCGTGCGAAAGGAATATCAAGATCGATTTAACTTTCTTACCGTTGCTGACTTCTTTGCTAAGCACGGTATTAAGTACACCCCTGCAGAGAAAAATGCTGAAGGAGTTGCAATTAGACCTATGTCTGATTTCACCTTCCTAAAGCGAAAGACTGGAATGTTTGAAGGACGTATTCGTGTCCCTTTGATGTCAAAGGACACTGTTTATGAAATGCTGAATTGGGTTCGAGCAAAAGATCGACAAGAGATTGTCCCTCAATTGTACTCGAACATTAATGATGCTTCATGGTTTATGTTCTTCTATGGAAAGCTGGAATATGAGGCGTTTAGACGCGAAACAAATGCTGCCCTTGTTGCCGTGGGTCTCGACAAAGTCCCCACTGCCTGGGAGCAATTCTATGGTTGTTATCAGACCAAAATAGAATAATTGATGTATAATATCTTTTATTCGATATTTTGGTGGCCTGATCCCATGGATGTTAACTCTTAACTTTATATAAT